ATACTAAAGAAGGAAGACGTGTTTTAGAAAAATACGACAGAGGCGAAAAAGAAATACAAAAAATCCTAAATGAGCTTGGTTTAGGTAATAAAAAGAAAGAATTGACCACTCGTATTACAGGCACTAACACCGAATACGATGGTACTTATCTTAAATTTACTGACGATCTTAAGAAAGCTATTGAAGAACAAGGCATAGACGCATTTAAACTTGGTGGACCTGTAGAAATAGACAGGATGTTAGCTGATCTATGAACCTAGCCCATTTATCCGATCATGAAATAAAAGAAACCTTAGTTCTTAAAGAACGCCTTGAGTTATTAAAGAATCAAAAGCAATGCCAAGATAGTTTTCTGAAGTACGTTGAATATATGTGGCCTGAGTTTATTTGTGGTAGACACCATAAGATCTTTGCTCAAAAGCTAGAAGATGTAGCCAACGGTAAGATTAACCGACTCATTGTAAATATGCCGCCTAGACATACCAAGTCTGAGTTCTGTTCTACCTATTTCCCTGCTTGGATCATGGGCAAGCAACCCAAGCGTAAAATCATGCAGACGACTCACACAGGCGAACTTGCTGTGCGATTTGGTCGTAAGGTTAGAAACATGATGGATACTGACGAATATAAAAGGATATTTGATGAGGTAGAGCTCAAAGCTGATTCTAAGTCTGCTGGTCGTTGGGAGACTGATAAAGGTGGTGAATACTTCGCTGCTGGTGTCGGAGGTGCTATTACAGGTCGTGGTGCGGATCTATTGATAATTGATGATCCACATTCAGAACAAGATGCTCTTAGTCCTAGTGCTTTGGAATACTGTTGGGAATGGTATACCTCTGGACCTAGACAGCGTTTACAACCAGGAGGAGCTATCATATTGGTTATGACCAGGTGGAGTTCTATAGATCTAACTGCGAAGCTATTAGACGCACAAAAAGAATCTGCTGCTGACCAATGGGAAATAGTAGAGTTCCCTGCTATATTCCCAGATACTAACCATGCTTTATGGCCTGAGTTCTGGGAAATATCTGAGCTAGAAAAGGTCAAAGCATCACTGCCAGTACAAAAATGGAATGCACAGTGGATGCAGACTCCAACTTCAGAAGAAGGCTCTATTGTAAAACGTGAATGGTGGAATATATGGGAAGGCGACTCACTACCACCTGTAAGTTATATTATACAAAGCTACGATACTGCTTTTTCTAAAAAGGAAAACGCTGACTACTCAGCTATATCCACTTGGGGTATTTTTAGACCTACGCCTGATTCACCAGATTGTATTATTCTGCTTGATGCTCAAAAGGGTCGCTGGGACTTCCCAGAGCTTAAACGCATAGCTTATAACGAATATAAATACTGGGAGCCAGATATGACATTGATTGAAGCTAAAGCTTCTGGTACACCACTTACACACGAACTTAGAAGGCTAGGCATTCCTGTTGTCAACTACTCTCCAACTAGAGGACACGATAAATCAACAAGAATGCACTCGGTTGCTCCTATATTTGAATCAGAGTTAGTCTATGCACCTGAAAAGAAATTTGCAGAAGAAATGATAGAAGAATGTGCAGCTTTTCCTTTTGGTAAAAATGACGATTTGTGTGATACTATGACTCAAGCCCTAATGAGATTTAGAGAGGGCGGTTTAGTTTCTCTTGACGATGATTACTCAGATCAAGAAAAAGCACCAGTTAGAAGGGTATATTACTAATGGCAATAGAAAAAGATATTAATCCAACAGTTCTCAACGAAGAAAATCAAATGTCTCTTGGTGATGAGGGAATGGAAGTAGCACTAGCTGCGATTGAAGAAGCTGGTATGGAAGACTTTGTTATGCAGGATGACGGCAGTGCAATACTTGAATCAAGTATGCAAGGTGCTCCTATGGATACTGGGTTTAATGAAAACCTAGCTGAGTCTTTAGACAATAGTGATTTAGGTAGAATTGCTAATGAGCTTGTAGATGGCATTGAAAAAGACAAATCCTCTCGTGAAGATTGGGAAAGAACTTATACCGATGGTCTTAAATACCTAGGCATGAAGTTTGACGATGAAAGATCCGAACCTTTTGAAGGTGCTTCTGGAGTCATACATCCATTATTGGGTGAAGCAGTAACAACCTTCCAAGCCCAAGCATACAAAGAATTATTACCCTCTGGTGGACCCGTTAAAACACAAGTTGTAGGTGCATACGATAGTGGTGTAGAAGAACAAGCACAAAGAGTCAAAGACTTTATGAACTATCAGATTACTCATGTTATGGAGGAGTTTGATGAGGAGCTAGACCAAATGTTGTTCTATCTTCCTTTAGCAGGTTCTGCGTTTAAAAAGGTTTACTACGATGAAACTCTAGGTAGAGCTGTATCTAAGTTTGTAGCTCCTGAAGATTTAATTGTGCCTTACTACACAACCGATTTAGAGTCTTGTCCTAGAATTACTAATGTAGTTAAGATGCCAGAGAATGAAGTAAGAAAACTTCAAGCTCTTGGTTTTTACCGTAAGGTAGATATAGACTTTGGCGATGACGCTACGACATCATCTGATGTAAAAGAAGAAATAGAAAAGTTATCAGGGATGGAGCCTAGCTATGATGATGGTGAAGTATCAGTTCTTTATGAAGTGCACTGTAATTTAGAATTAGATGGTTTTGAAGACATGGATGAGTCTGGTGAAATGACAGGAGTGAAGCTTCCTTACATAGTAACTATTGATGCTAACTCTACAGAAATACTATCTATTCGTAGAAACTTTAATGAAGAAGATCCTTTAAAAAACAAAATACAATACTTTGTACACTTTAAGTTTCTTCCTGGTTTAGGATTCTATGGGTTTGGTTTAACACACATGATAGGTGGTTTATCCAAAGCCTCTACTTCAATATTAAGACAGCTTATTGATGCTGGTACCCTAGCTAATTTACCTGCTGGTTTTAAAACTCGTGGTATAAGAATTAGAGATGAAGATACCCCAATCCAACCTGGTGAGTTTAGAGATGTAGATGCTCCTGGTGGATCATTGAGAGAATCTATCCAACCGTTACCCTTTAAAGAACCTAGTGGTACTTTATTAAACCTATTAGGTATTCTAGTAGATGGTGGTAAAAAGTTTGCATCTATTGCTGAAATAAATACAGGTAAAGGTAATCCTAATGCACCTGTAGGCACTACACTTGCACTACTAGAAAGATCTACTAAAGTTCTATCAGCTATACACAAAAGATTACACAATTCACAGAAAAAAGAATTTAAGTTATTAGCTCAAGTATTTAAAGAATACCTACCTCCTGAATATCCTTACGCTATTGCAGGTGGTAATGCACAAATTAAATTACAAGACTTTGATGAAAGAATAGATATATTCCCAATCAGTAATCCTGATATATTTAGTCAATCCCAAAGAATAGCTATGGCACAAGAGATGATGGCATTAGTTCAATCTAATCCAGAAGTTCATGGACCTAATGGTACTTACGAGGCATACAAAAGAATGTACTCAGCTATAGGTGTAGATAATATAGAAAAAATACTAACACCTCCGCCACCAACAAATCCTAGTCCACTAGAAGCAGGTTTTGAAAATAACAAGTTATTACTAGGACAACAAGCTCAAGCCTTTGGTCAACAGAACCATGATGCTCATATTGCAACGCACATGGCTGTACTCCAAACACCACCGGTTCAAATGAATGCACAGGTACAAGCTTTAATCCATTCACATATCATGCAACATTTACAAATGAAAGCTGATAGTCTGGCTGAACAACAAATGCCACCAGAGGTAATGCAACAGTTCCAACAGCTACAACAACAAGCTCAGCAAGCAAACCCAGCAGAAGCACAACAAATGACAGAGCAAGCTGGCGATATGTTGGCACAGTTCTCAGCACCAATAATGGCACAGCTAATTACTGAATACAGTCAACAAGTTTCAGATCCAAGTGATGAAGATCCATTAGTCTCTATTAGAAAACAAGAACTTGCACTCAAAGGTCAAGAGTTATCTATGGAACAACAACAATTCTTACAAGAAGAAAAGCGTAAAGCAATGGAAGCTCAAAGAAGAATCAATGTAGAAAAAGAAAGAATAGAATCTATGGAAGACATAGCGGATCTGCGTGATGAAACTGCAAGAGCAAGGCTAGAACAACAAGCTCGTTTTAAAATGATGGATATACAAAATAAAAATTAATACTTGCAAAAATAAAATCTAACCAACATAATAAAACACATGATTAAAAGAACAGACATAAGTCAACAGAAAACACCCAAAGTATTAAAGAATAAAAACAGCTATAGTAATAAAGGTAGTGCATCTACTAAAACTAAAGCTGGTACTTTTTCAGCTAATACAAAAGCCCAACCAGG